GCCATCGCGGGAACGGTGCGGCCTCTGCCGGTGGCCGGGCTGGCGGGCTTCTCGCGCGGGGACCGGTGATGTCGGCGACCTGGTTCGACCGCGCCATTGCAACGGTGGCCCCGCGCATGGCCGCCCGCCGTGTGCTGGCCCGCCAGGCCTTCGAGACCCTGACGCGGGGCTACGACGGTGCCGCGCGCGGACGTCGGACGGGGGGCTGGCGCGCGCCCGGATCCTCGGCCGACACCGAGATCGGCGTCGCCGGGGCGCTGCTGCGCGACCGCATGCGCGATCTCGTCCGCAACAACCCGCATGCGGCCAAGGCCGTCGCGGTCCTGGTCAACAACATCATCGGCGCGGGCATAATGCCGCGCGCGGCGAGCGGCGACGACACGCTGGACCGCAAGGTCGATGCGTTGTTCGAACGCTGGACGGCGGATTGCGACGCCGACGGTCAGCTCGACTTCTATGGTCTGCAGACGCTGATCTGCCGCGAGATGGTCGAGGCGGGAGAGGTCCTGGTGCGCCGCCGTCTGCGCCGCGCCGCGGACGGTCTGCCGGTGCCCCTGCAGCTTCAGGTGCTGGAGGCGGACTTCCTCGACGCAACGAAATCCGGTGCCAACGACACGGGCCGTCTCGTCCAGGGCATCGAGTTCGACCCGGTCGGCAAGCGCCGGGCCTATTGGCTTCATGCCGAGCATCCGGGCGACGCCTACGGAGCGCTGCGCGGTGGGCTCGACAGTCGGCCGGTTCCGGCAACGGAGATCGCGCACGTCTATGAAAAACAGCGCACGCAGGCGCGCGGCGTTCCCTGGGGCGCGCCGGTGATCCGGTCCTTGCGCGATCTCGACGATTACGAGGTGGCCGAGTTGGTCCGCAAGAAGACCGAGGCCTGCGTCACGGCAATCGTCTTCGGCGACGACGAGGCGCAGCAGGGAATTGCCCCTGCGGTGGTCGACGGCGACGGCAACCGGGTGGAACAGTTCGAGCCGGGGCTGATCGCCTATGCGCGGGGCGGCAAGGACATCCGCTTCAACCAGCCCTCGGCAACCGGGGGTTACGGCGAGTACAAACGCGCGAGCCTGCACACGATCTCGGCCGGGTTCCGGGTGCCCTACGAACTCCTCACCGGCGACCTCAGCCAGGTGAACTACTCCTCGATCCGGGCGGGGCTCGTCGAGTTCCGCCGCCAGATCGACGCTGTCCAGTGGCAGCTCTTCATCCCGATGTTCTGCGCCCCCGTCTGGCGCTGGTTCACCGAGGCCGCGTGGGCAGCCGGGCAGATCCCGATACCGGATGTGCCGGTCGAATGGTCGCCGCCGAAGTTCGAGGCGGTCGATCCTCAGAAGGACGCGATGGCGAACCTGCTGTCGATCCGCTCGGGCACCATGACGCTGGCCGAGGTGATCGCCCGGCAGGGCCGCAATCCCGACGCCGTGCTGGCCGAGATCGCCGCGACCAACGCCAAGCTCGATGCGCTGGGGCTGGTACTCGACAGCGATCCGAGGCGCGTGACGAAAACCGGTAGCGCGCAATCGAACGATCCGAACGCCGACTCTGCAACGCCATCGGCGCCCAACGACTGACCTTCAGGATTTCCCATGGACACGATGATCGAACTGCCGGCCATGCGCCGGGCGGCGGAGCTTGCGCCGAACACGGCCGATGTCGAGGCGCGCACCGTCGAGGTGGTCTGGTCGGCGGGCGCACGCGTCCGCCGCTCGACCTTCTTCGGCGAGCCTTACGACGAGGAGCTGAGCCTCGACCCGTCGCACGTCCGGCTCGACCGGCTGAACGCCGGGGCGCCCTTCCTGAAGGTGCACGAACTGACCGAGCTCGACGCGGTGATCGGCTCGATCGTGCCGGGATCGGCGCGGATCGAGAACGGCCGGGGCGTCGCACTGGTGCGGATCAGCGAACGCGCCGATGTCGAGCCGATCTGGCGCGACATCCAGGCCGGGCACATCCGCGCGGTCTCCATCGGCTACCAGGTCCACCGCTTCGAGGTCTCCAAGCCCCCCAACAAGGACGGCGGCGGCCGCGAGCTGTGGCGTGCCATCGACTGGACCCCGTTCGAGGTTTCCGCCGTGGCGGTCGGCGCCGATCCGGCGGCCGGCTTCCGGAACCAATCCCCCCTTCACGATTGCGTCCTTCACCGCCGGGACGCCCCTTCCAGCAAGAAAGGCCCCATCCCGATGACGGACCAGACCAAGACCCCGGCGCCTGATGTCGCCGAACAACCGACCGCGACGGCCGCGACCGAGGAGACCACGCCCATGACCGAACCGAAGGAGCGCGCCAGCGAAACCCGCGCCCAGCCGAAGACGGCGAAGCCTGATGCACCCGATACCGAGGCTGTCGCGACCCGCGCCCGCGAGGCCGAGCGCGAGCGCGTCTCCACCATCTACGGTCTGGCCGGGCGGCTGAACCTCGAACGCGGTTTCGCCGAGGATCTGGTGAAGCGAGGCGTCACCATCGACGAATCCCGCCGCCTGATCCTCGACCAGATCGCGGCGAAGTCGGACGAGACCCGGACCTTCAGCCAAGTCTCCATCCCGCTCGGCGGCCGAGACGAGCGCATCTCCCGGCGCGACGCAGTCGCGAACGCGCTGCTGCACCGCTACAGCCCGACGCTGTTCCAGCTGGACGACGCCGCCCGCCAGTATCGTGGCATGACGCTCCTCGAACTCGCCCGCGAAAGCCTCGGCAATGCCGGGGTGAATACGCGCGGCCTGTCGCGCGACGAGATGGCGACGCGGGCGCTGCATTCCACGTCGGACTTCCCCGAGATCCTCTCGGCCGTCACCAACAAGACGCTGCGTCAGGCCTACGAGGCCTATCCCCGCACCTTCATGCTGTTCTGCCGCCAGGTCCTGGCCACCGACTTCAAGGCCATGCACCGGGTCCAGCTTGGCGAAGCGCCGCAGTTGCTCGAAGTCGGCGAGAGCGGCGAGTTCAAGCGCGGCACGCTCGGCGAGTCGAAGGAGAGCTACAAGGTCAAGACCTATGGCCGGGTGGTCGCCATCACCCGCCAGACGCTGATCAACGACGACCTCGACGCCTTCACCCGGATCCCGGCGATGTACGGCAACTCCATCGCACAACTGGAGTCGGACGTGGTCTGGGGCATCGTCACCGCCAACCCGGCGATGGCCGACGGCAACGCGCTGTTCCATGCCAACCATAAAAACCTCGCGGGCACCGGCGCGGCGCTCGACGTGAGCAGCGTTGGTCTGGCCCGCGCCGCCATGGCTAAGCAGACCGGTCTCGATAAGAAGACGGTGCTGAACATCCGCCCTGCCTTCCTGATCGTGCCCGCCTCGCTGGAACTGAAGGCCGAACAGCTGGTCGCCCAGAACCTCGTGCCCGCCGCCACCGCCAGCGTGGTGCCGCAATCGATCCGCACGCTCGCCCCGATCAGCGAGCCCCGGCTCGATGCCGCCAGCGAAACCGCCTGGTATCTGGCGGCCAGCCCGAACCAGATCGACACGATCGAATACGCCTATCTCGAAGGCCAGCAGGGCGCCTACATCGAGACGCGCAACGGCTTCGACGTCGACGGGGTGGAGATCAAGTGCCGCCTCGATTTCGGCGCCAAGGCCATCGACTGGCGTGGTCTCTACAAGAACGCGGGCGCGTAGGCCCGGTCACCCCTGACCACTGAACCCGGTTGACGGGCGGCAACCATGCCTCCCGTTCCCTTTTCCGCGAAAGGAACGCGCGATGAAGAACTACGTCCAGCCCGGCAACACCATCACGCTGACCGCGCCCTATGCCGTGACCTCCGGCGATGGCTTGCTGGTCGGCTCGATCTTCGGCGTCGCCTCCGGCGATGGGGCCAACGGCGCCACGGTCGAAGCGGCCCTCGTCGGCGTTTTCGACCTGAAAAAGGTCGCCTCGCAGGCGTGGGTCGCCGGCGACAAGATCTATTGGGACAACACCAACAAGGAGACCACCAAGACCGCGACGAGCAACACGCTCATCGGGGTGGCGACCGAGGCCGTGGCCAATGGCGCGGGTGACGTCGTGGGGCGCGTCCGCCTCAATGGCAGCTTCTGATGTCAGCCATCGCGGCCGCGTTCGAGACGCTGTTCGCCGATCCGAACATGGCGAAGGACGCCACCTTCACGCGTTCGGGTGGCAGCCCGGTGGTGGTCCGGATCGTCTTGCGACGGCCGGACCGGGTGTTCGAGTTCGGCGAAACCCGGCTTCATACCGCAACGACACTGCTCGACATCCGCGTCGCCGATGCGCCGGAGCTCGCCGAGGGCGACGGCTTCGAATTCGATGGCGAGTCCTTTGCCGTGCAAGGGGAGCCGCTTCGGGACGCGGAGCGCCTGATCTGGACGGTGGAACTGAGGAAGCAATGAGACTGAACGCAGTGCTGTCGGGGGATCTCGGTCGCATCATGGCGGACGAGGCCAAGGCCGCCGAACAGGCGGTGACGGCCGGCATCCGTGCCGCGGCCGAGGGGCTGAAGACCGAACTGCGCGCCCAGGTCACCGGCGCCGGCCTGGGCGAGCGGCTGGG